CTCAATTCTTATATGGCGATGAACACGCTCAAAAACGTTGCCGGGTGGCGGGACAAACAGGAGTTGGAACATTTCGGCGAGCTGAATTTCAATTTCAATCTCAACGGCATTGTCTCAAATTCCGAAAGGCAGTATGCCTCCAGAAACTAAGACCATCGACATCAAGTACACCCCACTCCCAAAGCAATCCGCATTCCACACCTCTGAAGCAAAATATAGATTATACATCGGAGCCTGGAGGGCAGGTAAGAGTCACGCCGGTTGTATCGAGGCCTTGAAACAATCCATCCTCCACCCAGGGAATATCGGTCTTGTCGGGCGCAAGGATTTTTGTCTTGATATTGATACAATCATCCCAACCGCTTCAGGATGGAAAACGATGGGGGAATTAGTAATTGGTGATAATCTTTTTGACGAGAACGGGAATGTCATAAACGTAACATGGGTATCATCGGTTATGACAGGGCATCCATGTTATAAATTAAATTTCTCTGATGGAACCTCAATAATAGCAGATGAGGAACACAAATGGGTTACTACCACAAAAGATGAGAGGGCACAGCAGAAAAGGAGGACATCAGAGTGGCGTAAGAATTTATGCGAGAAAAGACGGCCTGATAGTAAAAGAGAGTTTCACGATGTTGAATTAAAAACCCCTCCTGTAGGGAAGATAAGGACAACAAAAGAAATATTTAATACTTTAAAATTAAAAGACGGAGAGATCAACCATGCCATTGATGTTTGTTTACCAGTTAAAATAGACAAAAAAAGATTGTCGGTTGATCCGTATGTATTGGGCGCATGGTTAGGAGATGGTACAAAATCATGTGGTGCTATCTGTTCGGCAGACGAAGAAATAATTAGAAACATTAAATTAGCCGGATATTCAGTTAAAAAACAAAAATCTTATTTGATGTGGAATATACAGGAATTGCGTTCGCAGTTACATAAATCCGGCATTCTTAATAAAAAACATATTCCACAAGAATATTTACGCTCATCCTTTGATCAAAGACTCGCTTTATTGCAAGGACTTATGGATACAGATGGATCGGTAAGCCATGGCCAATGTCTTTTATCTTTGACAAACAGGAGATTGATTGATGATGCTATAGAGTTAATTAAGTCTCTTGGTATAAAAGTTAAATTACATATTCATAGATCACGGATTGGAAGTGTAATTTTTGGAGAATGCTATCGGATTGGATTTTCTTCCAGTTTACCAATTTTTAGATTAAAAAGAAAATTAGATTTGCAGAAACGCGGTTCTTTTAATGGTAAACAAGGCAGGCATTATATTGTCGATGTTTCACCTGTTGACAGTGTTCCAGTCCGTTGCATAAAAGTTAATTCTCTATCTCAATGTTTTCTTGCCGGAGAGTCTTTTATAAAAACACACAACACCGACCTCCGTGACACTACGATCAAAACATTCTTTGAGATCTGCCCGAACGAACTTATAAAAAGCTACAATAAAACCGAGCACCATCTTATTCTTAAAAACAATTCAGAGATCTACTTCCGGGAGTTGAAAGACCGTTCCGGACTTGGGTCATTAGAGCTTGGCTGGTTTTACATTGATGAGGCTGAGGAAGTCGCTGAGGAGGTTTATCTATACCTCAAGGGCCGGTTGTCATCGAAAAAAACGAAACGTCATTGCGGCTGGTTGACCTCAAACCCGCCGAATGAAGATCATTGGCTCTACCGGCATTTCCAGCTCAAGGAAACCGTTGACGGAGAATTGATCCATGCTTCGACGTACGAAAACAAAGAACACCTGCCGACAGGTTATATCGAAGGGCTGGAAATCATGCCCGAGGCATGGCGCAAAAAGTATTTGATGGGCCAATGGGGATTTACGCCAGACGGCGAACCGTTCTATCAGGGTTTTAAAGAGAGCTTGCACGTTAAAGACCTTTCTGATTTTAAACCGTCACGGATATACCGCGGATGGGATTACGGGTTCCATCACCCCGCTTGCGTGCTGACTTGTTTTGACGATAAGGGCCGCTGGTTGATCCTCCGCGAGATCATGGGTGACAAAATAATCGTAAATCAGTTTCGTGATTACGTTAAAAATAAATGCGTGGAATGGTATCCGACCGTAAGAGATTGGGTGGATTACGGCGACCCGGCTGGTGAACAGAAAAACGACAAGAGCGAGAAAACTTCTGTTGAAATTTTAGCTGAAGGCGGAGTGTTTGTTATTAGTAAGGTATCGACGTACCGGGAGCGCAAAGAGATTATTGAGCGAAAGCTTTCGACTTTGATAGCTGGTACGCCGGCCGTTCTCTTTAACGCCAAGTGTAAAATCTTGATCGATGCTTTTCTCGGTGGATATCATTACGCCACGCGCAGGCAGGGGCAAGGGTTCAACCCTTCGTTGCATGAGGTTCCATTCCGCGATGGATATTTCGAGCATGTAGCTAATAGTTTGGAGTACATTGCCGTCCATCTATTCACCGGCGCTGAAACCGCCGAGGACAACGCGCCGACAACGTATCGGGTCGTCGGCGATCTGGGTGACGTACATTTTGACTCCGAGGACAGCGGCCAAAAATATTCACCTGCGTATCAAAACACCAGATGACAGCCGAGATCCAAAAGCCAAAGTTCGTTGACTATTCTGGACTGCCGGCAATTAAGCCTGAGAAAGCGGAATGCTATTGGTGTCAAAGGGTTTTGGATAAAGACAAGATGAGCAAGACAAGAAAATATGAAGTGGTCGTGTATGTATGCCGGGGGTGCGGAGGATGACAATAGCCGAGGCGCTTGATTATATTAAGTTCGGGTATGACCTGGTGGATGTAAAGCCGGAAATTATTAAATTAGATCATGCTCACCCATGCCTTCAAGAGTTTGCTTTTAAATTTGATACTTTATTTTTAAATAGCAAAAGTCTGGATTTTTTTTATGAAACAGGAGAAGCACTAAAAACTCTGGAGCTTGCGATAATTGGTGAGGACAAGGATCTGGAAAATTTGATATTTACCGGAGAGATTCTTGATTTGGATTTACTCCTTGATTTTTATGATCAAAACATTATAAGCAGAGTGGAAGAGTTGGCCTTAAGAAACAAGGTTAAGGATTTATTTTTTCTTGAACGGATCCCCCTTGAGTTAAGCCTCGAAGAGAATTATTGTTTGGTTTATCACAGGTTTGGCTGGGTCAATAAAAATGAAGCCAGGGAGGTCATGGAATGTCAGGCGACAACGGAAAGATCATAGGCGAAGGTCAGGCAGAGGAACAAAAACCGAAAGACATCACGCTGACCATCACCCTGATCAGGGAGAACGGTCAGATACAGGTACAGGGCCCAGGCAACGGCAAGTTGTTCGATGAGCCGATGTGTTTTTATTTACTGGAGAAGGCGAAGGATTTCATCAAGCATTCAAACGCCAAGTCGCTACAGCCGAAGATGGTCATCCCCAACGCTTCGATGGCGCAGCAGGCGAGAAGGTTTTTTAATAAATGATGGACTGGATTCAAAATTTTGTAGAACGATTTTGTATGTACAAAGAGATCCAAACTCTCAAGGCCGACAAGTTCCACGGGAGCGTCACTATCCACTTCAGCGACGGTGTCCCGATGAATTACGAATTGAAGTTAGTACGCAGGGCGGGATCGGTTTAGTTTCAGCTCAACTTGAACAACAAGAGGGCGATCATCTGACAAGGTGGTTGCCTTTTTTTATTGAAAGGAGTCAGGTATGGTGGCAATCAAGAAGGCCAAGAAGTTTCATTACATCGCCAAAGAAAAAGAAGATCCGCTTATGGGCAACATGGAGAAGCGGTATAAAGAAAACAGGAAGAAACCGAAGAAGAGCCATTACGGGAGGGTGTGATGCCGTTTATAAATTTAGGTGAGAAGCCAAGTTCTACGCAAGGCGCAGTCCCAACAGCTCCTGATAAAGCAAAGATTTATTACCCGTCGCTTCACATCGACAACAGCGACCTGGGACTTGAGGAGAAAGATGTCGGCAAGGAGCTGACGGCAATGGTCAAACTTAAAGTGCGCTCCGTCGAAAAGCGGATGAGTGAATCCAACGGCAAAAAGTATTCTTGTTCTTTGGAGGTTATCGGGATTGACATAAAACCAAAACAAAAAAATAAGGGACACTACGGGAAGGCCTAATGGCGATAAAGAAACCTAAAAACAAAATTTCCCATTACACCGCCGCTGAGATAATCAACCCTCAAGAGCCGGAAGAAATTCCAAACTGTGTTAAATACGTAGTCGACGCGTTTGAGTCATGGTCTGACCACTGGGCGAACAAGATGACGGAGTTCGAGAAGTATTACGACCGCTGGTATGGCGTCCCGCCGAAGCGCGATGAGGATTGGCAGTCACAATTTCACAAGCGCCTGACCTGGCAGGGTGAAAAAACTTTAGTCGCTCGTATCCACGCGGCACTGTTCCCGAACTCCGCGCCGATAGACGTTACCAGGACAGAGGTCACGGATGATCGGCAAGCCCTGCTTTCCAAGTCGATCGTATCCCACTGGTTCAAGGTCGGGGAGGTGTCCAGGGAGTTTTTATCAAGCATGCGCTCGGCGGCTATTTACGGGACGGGGTTGTTCGAGGATGACTGGTATGTCCGCAAGGAGATGGTGAGCGAGAAGGAAACAGTCCAGATCCCGGATTACCGTCCGATGGTTGACGAGTATAAAAAACCCGTTCTAGATGAGGACGGAAACGTAAAGACTTACCAAGTCGGCGAGAAACCATTCACCAGAGATAAAAACAAGCTGAAAGTCGTTGAGGACAGATACCGGGTCAAGAAGGCAAATATCTTCGCGTGGAAAATACACCCGAACAAGCTGACCGATGAAGATGATTTTCCGGCGATCAAACAGGAGTTCATCACCTATAACGATTTGCTGGAGCGTCAACAGGAGCTGGCAAAGTATGGCATTACGGCCTTTGACGAGATGGACAAGATCAAAGATGACAAATTCAAGATCGAAGAGGCGGCCGCCAAGCGGTTTAACAAAGACGGAAAATATACCGACGAGAAAAATCCATTGCTTGAGGTTTTGAATTACTGGGGGCTATACGCCGAAGCGGAAGGTGAGGATGGATATAAAAAAGGCGCGAAGAAACGCCCGGCCTGGATCATGGTGGTCAACCGTAAATATAAGATAAAGCTCATTGACAACCCCTACTGGCATAAGAAACCGCCG